TCTCCATTGTTTTTCAGTATACCCTTTTATCAATGCTTCATATACTTCAGTTCCTACTAACTTTATAGCTTGTTCTTCTAAATTTTGAGGAACATCTATATGTTTAGATTGTAATCTTATAAGTTCTTTTGCTATGTTTGGTGATACGTCTCCCCAAAATTTTGTAAAAGTCCACATACTAAAAGGTAGTGAGTATATTTCATTCTTATAAGAAGCTACGGGTCTTAATGTAAAGTTATTAAATTCAGCAAATTGATTTATCCAATCCCAAACTTCTTTATTTGAGGTATGGAATATATGAGGGCCATATTCGTGAACATTAATACCATCTCTGTTTGACGTATAGCAGTTGCCTCCTATGTGTTTCCTCTTATCTATAACACAAACTCTAAAACCTCTTTTATTCAGTTCATAGGCACATATAGATCCGTAAAATCCACTCCCTACAATTAAATAATCGTACATATACTATATGATTTTATAAAAATAAATGATAATTATCTTTTAATGGCATATTTGTATCAAATATACTTCCCCATATCAACTCTAATGTCCAAGCATCTATACCATCTTCCAAATTTTCTTTTTTATCATTTAACGGCTTATCACCATATTGCAAAATTTTATTATATAATAATTTATACAATTCAATAGGTCTTTGTGTAATGCTGTTACTTGGAATAATGTATTGACATCCTGAACTATATTTTACAATACTGTTATTATCAAAAAGAATATTATTTAATACATAACAACTTTTTAACCAATACTGTTTTAAATTGCATATACCATCAAAAGTACATATATTTTTTAATTCATATTTATGATTACTATTTATTATATTTAATACTTCTTGATATGTATAAGATATGGGATTAGATCTTGGATCTCCTTGTAAAAATATAGTTATTTCAGGTAAATTATAATAATTATTAATAATATAATATAATAAAGTTTCAGCCTCTCTCCCTATATTAGGTCTTTGAATAGAATTCTTTATAGGATTTTCAGATTTATCGTATACTAATACATTATGCTTAATTTCATTAATCCAATCTGAATACTCATTATATTTTGATATAACTACTAATGTATTCATATATTATATATTTAATATAATTTTCCCATCTGAATATTTAGTATCCACTTTTATCCAACCATCACAATATATATCATCAATTTTTTCAGGAATATCAGGCCCAAACCATGTACTCGGAGCTATTACTTTTTTATTAGGTTTTTTAGAAAGATATGCACCCCACCACGAATATGTTGAATTTGAAATAATAAAATAAGTACATTGAGACATTAACCAAAGTCCTTTCCAATCCCAATAGTTTTCAATAAATATAGAATTATCTATTTTTAGATTTTCTTTACACCATGGTATATCATCACTCAGAATAAAATATTTTTTACATTTAGGAACTAATTTTAAAGATTCTATAATATAATCTTTAGTTACTACAGGATGCCTTGTTGGGAAATGCAAATAATCTCCTCTTCTAACATTTATAGCACATACATCATCATCTATATAATTAAAATCATTGTGAATTTTATTTATAAATTCATCAGTTGGATAATAGGCATTTCTAATATTTTCGTAATATTTTTTAAAATATTTTTCAGATTGAAACCAACCAACATATCTTGTTGGTTTATCATATGATGGAGCTTCTAAATCTTGATAATGAAAAGTTGATTCAATAGTTTTATAGTTATCTAAAATATTATAATCAATTTTTTCAAATTTGAAATTTCTTAAAATATTTTGAGAAAGGTGATCTACAGCTGATTCTTCTGATGGTACTATTAATGGAATACTATATTCTAAAGACTTTGCATATGCATTAGCTATTTGAAACATAACATTACCTGTTCTACCTTGAAGTCTTGGTGCAATAAAATATGACATTATTTATAATTTTTTTTAACTAAATTATAGCTTTGTTTAAACATATACACATCTACAGAATTTCCCCAAGCATCTAAATCACTTTTACTATGTCTCTGACATACTGCAATAGGATTAGTTAAGTATTTAACTATATAATGTCTTTGACCTAACCATCCATCTATTGCAGATTCATTGAAAGGTTTGTATGTATCTAATATTAATTTTATAACATTTCTTCTATAACCAACTGCATGTGTTGTTAGTATTGTAGGAGCTCTCATAAGAGTTTTTGAAACTATATCAACTTCATGAACAGGATGTCCTCCGAAATATACCATATCCCAATCAGGAAAATCTTGCAATTCATCCAAGGTATCACAAACAAGATTATATCCTAATATAGTTTCTGAATGATTATAAAAGTAAGCATCATCCTCAAAGATAACTACATTTTCATACCCTTTATCATAAACTTTTTCAAATAATTTGTAATAGGTTAATGCACAATAATGATGTTTTCTTATGTAACATGATTCATTAATAGAATCCTCAGCTGAAACTCTTTCAAAAAATGTATCTAATCCATAAGTTTTCATTTCAGACTCAAACTCTAATCTCCGATCTTCTCTCCTGTCTAAATTTATATAGTAACCTTTTTCAAAGAAATTTTCTATTTTCATTACATTATACTATCTATTAATTTTAACCACTTATTACCAATCATAATTATATTAAATTTTGACATAATATAGTCACTGCCACTTTTTCTAATATTTTCCTTTATAGAAATATTATTTTCTAAATATACAATTTTTTCAATTAATTTTGATATATTATTTTTAAAGTGACCATCAATATCTTTTGATAATGGTTCTTTTTGCATATCTTCTAAACTTATTCCATCGGGAGGATCTACCCAAATACAATAATCTTCAAAATATTCAGGTAATGCTCCTAATCTATATGTTATGGGAATTACACCCAAAGCAATTGCTTCAGCAACAACACATGAAAAAGTATCTTTATGAACATCTTGATATGGTGTATATAAAGGATATAAAAAATATTCACTCTCTGCTAAATGTGTAAATAGTGTTTTTTTATCAACTCCATTATGTAAATAAAAAAAAGAATCTTGATGAGGATGTATGCTCATTAAATAATCAAATGAGTGAAATTCTTTATCAGGATAATCTAATTGTCTGACTGCTTCTAAGGCTACATTACCTCCCCTTGCCCATGACGCATGGAATATGAATTTATGCTTATTTCTAATAGGTTTAGTAGCTAATACTTCATTAATAATATCATCCATTACAGGATTTGGTATCAATGCTGAATCTATATCTAAACCTATATATTTGTTTTTTATATGATTTACTACTTCTGAGTTCATATATTTTTCCCATTTAGATATATGAACTATTCTTATAGATAAATCATTTTTTATTGCATAATTTATAATATTGTCTATACCATAAATCCATTGCATATGAGACCAATATATTATAGATTTAGTGACTTTTATAGGTAACTTATCATAGTCTTCAAACCATAACATACTAACCAATATATCAAAAGTTTTATTCTCTATTCCATCTAAATTTATATTAGTATAATGTACTCCATAGTACTTATCTCCTAATATATTTTTAGTTTTTTTGGAGTATTCATCTTCCAAATTTTTTTCTAAAGCATCTGTACACACTACAACTTCATTACCTAATTTAGATAAGTACTCAGCTACTAATATTGAACTACTATCAGTACCTGATCCTCCTCCTCCTCCATATCTTAAATTATATCCGTTTAGATAATTACTTCGCCTACTATTTCCAATTACTATGAATAATATTCTCATATAAATAATTTTTCATATCTTTCACTCCAACCTTTATCTTCATCATATAGATACATAACTATTTTCTTAGGTTCTTTTTCGGAATATATTTTTGCTTCATAGAAATTAGTTCTTAAATTTATATAAGAATCATCTGTAAAATCTTTTCTATAAATTTCGTCTGAATCTGAGTGAATGCCTAATGTTAAAAACTTAGGTTTATTAAAATTTAGATTTCTAAAAAATTCTAAATCCCAAACACAATCTAAAGTATACTCTGTTTTAATAAAATTATCTTCCCAAGGTATTGGATTTGGAGGTTCATTTACATCTAAAGTATATCTCTGAATTAAACAATTTTTAAAATCAAAACCACCGTAAACTTCATAATCATGTAAAGTTCTTTCTTTACCTAATCCATATTGATTATCTATGTCTATACCATAATCATCTTGACCAAATAATTGTCTCGTTTTATTTCTTGCAAATATATCTCTTTCTGTACTTGTTTTATCTGTTGTACTTTTAGTACCATGGTCTTCCCAATGTTTTGGTCTGTAGCTTCTCGTATACTCATGCCACATAACCATTCTATATGGACTAAATATATCATAACCATGAGTAAATGCTCTTAAACTCATTGTTGTTTCTTCAGTATATCCTCCAAAATATATTTCAGGATCATATGGAACATCTTCCACAAATTTTCCAAAAGTAAAATAAAAATGACCACTGATAGTTCTTGCCCTAATTATAGTATTCCTACTTTGATAATCTTGTATATACCAAGGCATACTCATTAATAATTTATCATTACTAAATTCATATTGTGACATCAAACATGGAATTTGTATCCGAGAATCTTCTGATTCATTAGGATCAAATGGAGTGCAATATGTTGTTAGTATAGGCTTTGAACTATATTTTAATGCCTGATTAAAATCTTCTAATACTATTTCATCCCAATCTTGAATAAATCTATGATGTGAATCTATTTGTAAAGTATAAGTTTCTCCATCATATAAATTATTTGTTTCAGATCTTGCCCATCCTAATCCTTTACTTTGTGAATAGTGATACTTTTTTATTTTAAAATTATCTCTATTATCAAAATAATTTATATCCTCTTCTTCTCCGTATTGCCAACATATTCCAAAAACTAAATTTTGTGGATTTTTAGCTTTTGATATCATATCTTCAACTGTCGGAATCAATTGCAAATCTCTATAACTTGCGATTTGAACGAAAATATTACTCATAATTTAAAAGTATATTAATATATGTAAATTTCAATTATATACCACCGCCACCACCACTGCAATCGCTATCAATATCACAAGATGTGTATAAAGGTGTTATATCAACAGTTCCACTATTTTGAGTAGGAGTTGTTCCATACGTAACACATTTATATATTATATCTCCAATATCTATATTAGTTTGAGTCGAACCTATTCCACATCCATCATATGAAACATTTGCTACAGTTCCTCCTACATTTTCAAAAGACCAACAAGTACATGAAGGTGTAGGTGTAGGTGTTGGTGTAGGCGTAATCGTTGGTGTAGGTGTTGGCGTTGGCGTAATCGTTGGTGTAGGTGTAATCGTTGGTGTAGGCGTAGGCGTAGGTGTAATAGTAGGTGTAGGCGTAATCGTTGGTGTTGATGTTGGCGTAGGTGTAATAGTAGGTGTAGGCGTAATCGTTGGTGTTGATGTTGGCGTAGGTGTAATAGTAGGTGTAGGCGTAATCGTTGGTGTAGGTGTAGGTGTGGCTGTACGTGTTGGTGTAGGTGTAATCGTTGGTGTAGGTGTAGGTGTAGGAGTTGGGAATCCACAAGAATATGAATTATATTCTATATTTACTACTTGCGTAAATGTACCACAAGAACCATTAGCATATACATAGTAAGTATATAAATCATATCCAATACATTCTTGATAAGAATATAAGAAAGTACCATATAGAGGACATGGAGTTGGGGTAGGTGTACGTGTAGGTGTTGATGTTGGCGTAGGTGTTACAGTAGGTGTAGGCGTTATAGTAGGCGTAGGTGTTGGTGTAGTAGCAGGTGTTGGTGTTGGTGTTGGTGTAGCTGTTGCTTTTGGATAATTTCTAAATTGTTCCGTATTATAAACATCTACTATTGGATTAACAATTACTCCTGCATACACAGGGTCAAAATAAGCAGCTACTGATTGTGATATTAATTGATTAAAATTATTTATTCCTGATACGGATCCTCCATGCGAATATATAGCTCCTGCTATAGTAGTAGCATCCAATATTCCAAACATAGAAAAAGAACCTGATATAGGAACTGTCATATTAATCTAATCTATCTTCTATACACTTTAACTTATGATAAAGTTCAATTATTGCACTATGTAAATATGCTATAATAGCTCTATCTTTTATTGTTAAGAATCCATCTGTACCTTCTTGTATAATATATGGAATAACTTCTAAAACTTCTTGAGCTATAAATCCTGCATCTTTATGACCATTTTTTATATATGTATATGAATTAAATTTACTCAATGTATCTAAACTACTTGATATTTCATTTATATTTTCTTTTAGTCTTTTATCTGACGTAGTTATAAAGTTATCGGCAGTTATAAACTGAGATGTTTGTACATTACCTGAAAAAGTAGCTGTTACTCCCGTTGAGTTACCTACAGTATAGGATGTATTAATCTGTCCTAATCTTGTTATCAAATTTGAAACAGATACATCAACGTCTGATGAAGATCCTTGAAGTCCTGTATTTCCTTGGAATCCTTGATTCCCTTGGAATCCTTGTACTCCCGATGACCCTTGAAGTCCTACTCCTGTTGCTCCTTGTGAACCTATAGGGCCTTGGTTTCCTTGAAAACCTTGTGTTCCTTGTATTCCTTGTATTCCTTGGAATCCTTGATTACCTTGAGCTCCTACTGCTCCTTGGAGTCCTGTTGCTCCTTGGAGTCCTGTATTTCCTTGGTTACCTTGAGAACCTTGCCTTCCCTGAGAACCTTGATATCCTTGTGAACCTTGATATCCTTGATATCCTTGAAATCCTTGGGATCCTTGAACTCCTTGTACTCCTTGAGATCCTAATCCTATAATAGTATTTCTTAAATCAGGACTACTATTTATGGTATTTATTATTAATTTTTCATCTAAAGTAGAATTACTATTCAAAGTAATACTTTGAGTATTAATATTTAAATTTGTAGGATTTCCATTCTTATCTAAAAAATCAATAACAAAAACATATTCTTCATCTATCTTATTTACAGGTAGATTATCTAATGGAACCATTACACAAAACTCATTTGGTGAATTACCCGTTGGTGAGGAAGGTTCTACTTTCATATTTGAAAAATCCCAAATACCTGTATTTAAAACTAATGATAATTTTATCTTATCTGAATCTGATGCTGCTGTAAAATAATATTCTAAATTATCTTGTCTTTCTCCGTTACCTCCCTCTATCGTATCAATAAGAGTTCCAAATGTATTTGAGGTATCCCCTCCCTCTTGTATTGAAGGCCCTTCTATAAATATTTGAGCTGTTGGAGGTTTCTTTGATGCGTCATATTCTGAAAATGCATTTAAAGATATTTTATACTTAGTTCCTGATTTGGCTGATCCTAAATATTGATCCTTTACTGATAATGCAGTAACATTGGATGATGCTAAAGGTGATTCAAAGTTAATTGCATTTGTAACTTTTGAACTTCTTTGAGATGGATTTGCTACAGATAAACCTCCTGTTACTACTTCATAATTATAATTATCGAATGAATTAGATGTTGCATTAGTATTTAGTGTATATTCATTATAATCATAGTAGTTTGATATATCGTTACTTGAGGTGACCTCTCCCACACTTTTGTACCCAATACCATATTTAGGATCGAATGTAAAACTACCTGTATCCTGCATCTTATTGGGTGGCATAACTTCAAAGTCACCTAATAGCATAGGTGCTCCAATAGATCCTATAGGTTTGGCAGATACTTTTACTTTATCTATAACACCATTAGATGTAGCTACATTATCAAAACACATCTTTGCGTATCCTGTAACTTTCTGTCCTTCCGAAGTTTTTACATTTTTATTAAAATTTATAGAATATACAATAGACTCGAAAGAGTCTACAACAAATTTAGTTGATGCTGCATTTATCGTATGGAAGAATAATGTATCAACTACTATAGTTGTAGAGTTTAAAACCTCTAATATATTTCCTGAGTATTCTGCTACACTCCCTATATTTGATTGTAAATTTGGAGGAACTCTATCTTCTACTATAGGAGTTGCTACTATAGTACCTCCTACCATATCCGATGTAAATTCTTCTAAAGTACTAACAATTGTTGGATTTCCCTCAGTAGATGATATTGAAGTCAAAGCCGTTGCAGATGACTGCTCCTCTACTTTAGATATAGAATTATTACCTATACTTGAAAATATAGATGGTTTATTTAATATATTATCTGAAGTTGTACTTGATTCTATTACGGGGAAGTAGGTTAATCTACCTGCTCCTGCTTTTATTGTTGGTCTATCTGTTGATTTATCTCTATACGATACATCTATTGGAGTTACTCGTACTTTTATATCTTTTGGATTATTCTCGAATACTATATCTTCTGTATCTTTTGGAATTTTAAATTCTTCAACTGTAGATTTTATCTGCGTTAACCCTCTCCAAACTAAATTACTTCCTGATTGATCTAATAATCTGCCTGTATCAACATCTCTAAGTGCTTGACCTAATATTATTAATTTACCTGTTCCTGATGATACTTGGTCTGTAATAGTTACTTGTAATATTATAGTTCCATCTGAGGTTACTTGATTTGAATATTCTACAGGAATACTATTTCCACCTCTATCTATTAATTCTACTGTAATACTTGATCCTCTTACTATAATAGGATCGGGAGTTAATGTTATAGTATTTTTACCTTTTTTTAAAATGGTGAAATTTCTTGATACATTAAAATATTTTAATGAGAATGTATCTCCATCCCATCTCGCACCATTTTTTACATAAGATTCTATACCCATTAACTGTTTATTTAATATTTACTACTATTATGAATTATTTTGTTTTTGATTTGTATTTTTTTTCTGCATTACTTAGCTTTAAATTATTACTTATTTTAAATTTAACTATAGCATTTTTTAATTGTTCAGGAGCTCCGTTAAATGCATCTTCTTCAATATCTAAATTACCATTTTCTTCAAATACTTTATTAAGAAAGTAATACATTATATCGTCACTTACATATTTATAATTTTCGTCAGCTATAGAATTACCACTATCTATAAGATTAGTAAAATGTTTATCTAATTGTTCCTTACTCATTAATTCATACTCATAATCATTAAGTTCATATTCAGAATTTGACCTATTATCTATATATTCTGATTTTTGTTTAGGAGTTAAAAATTCAAATTCATTTATAGTTAATGCGTCAAATTTACTAAGTTTGAAAGTAATGTCTTTTTCTTTTTGCTTAGGTGTTGCTGCATCAAATTCGTGTTCTCCTAATCTTTTATTATCTTTTAATATTAAATCAATATACTTTTCTTTTTGTTTAGGTGTTGCTATTCTAAATTCTCTGTCTTTCAGTTCTCGTTTAATATTTGAATATTTAGATATTATAGTATCAATATATATTTCTTTTTGCTTAGGAGTTGCTATTTCTAACTCAGCAGTCGATAGACCATACATATTATCTAATAGATTATCAATTTTTTTATCTAATAGATAATCAATATATTTTTCTTTTGCGTTACCTTTCAAATACTTAACAAATTCATCAGGCCAATATCTATCATTTTTAATCACTATATCAAGATACTTTAATTGTTGTTTTTCTGTTGCTGCTACTGTTTCATATCCTTTCAATCTTATATCTCCATCATTTTCAGCTAATTCTAATACAAAATCTATATATTTTTCTTTTTGATTGTCTGTTGCTTCTTTAAATTCATCTATACTTAATTTTACTTTTGTGTTTATCATAATATCTATATGCTTTTCTCTTTGTTCAGGAGTTGCTATCTTCAATTCATAATCTTCTAAACTATTATTATTGTTCATTCTAATATTTAGATATTTTTGTTGTTGTTCAGGAGTTGCCTCGTCAAGCATATATCTTGGTAACTTTAATTCATTATCTATTACAAAATTTATTATATATACTTTAGAATCTTTAGGTGCTCCTTTATATTCAAAGTCTTTTATATACTTTGATTTACTTAAAATCATTTTTATATATTCTTTTTTTTGACTCTGCGATGCAAATGCATACTGAAAGTCAAATAGTCTAATCTCTTCTTTTATTAATCTATCGATATATTGTCTTTTATTTTCTAAAGGAAGTGATACGAATTCTGATTTAGATAATCCTTCTTTATCTTCATCTTTTAATTTTTTTAATGCTCTTGTTCTTATGGTCTCTTTTCCCTCAATTTCACCTCTTTGACTATCTTTGTATAAACATCCTAATCTTTCATAGCTTCCCGACAACTTTTGTGTTTTTTCCATGTAGTCATCTACCTCATCCATAAATTTTTCAGAATTGGATATTTTACCATAAGTTTTAAGTTCAGCATATAATACTACGTCTTCTTTATTTTCTGTGTTTATATATGGTTTTATTAAAACTCTTCCTAATGGTTTTTTTAAATTAGTGTCACTAATTGTAGTGAGATAACATATTATTGAACCTTCTTTTAAATCTAATTTTACATAATGTCTATTGCTTCCTTTAATAACATTCATACAACTGTCCCAATTACCAAATTCAGGTAAGTCTCTACCTGTAGACATTCCTACAATATCATATTTAGCACTTGAAAATATAATCATCAAGTCCTCATCTTTATTTGTAGCACCTTTACCTTTTATGGCTGCATATCTGTCTAAAAGTTCTTTTGCGTCAGGTTCTTTTTTTGATATTTTGTTGAGTGCTTTACCTATTGCTATCTCTTTGTTACTTTTAGTATCTAATGCTACTCCATCTTTGTAGTTTTTTATAGAAAAGTTGTATGGTTCTAATATAGATTGTATTTCAAATTCAGTGGAGTCTTCTGCATATGGAAATGCTATTCTGTATCCACGTTTATCAAGTTGACGTGCATTTGGTAATGATTTTAATTTATTGAATACTTCTTTGATTCTTGTTTCTGCTTCAGGACTTCTTTCTATAGTCATGTATTCTTTAGCTACTGAATATGGTACTGCTTCAGTAAGTTTGACATAGTCATATGCTTCAGTTAAAATATTTAGTATATTTTTTAGATAATTCTCTGTAAATGTATACTTCATAGCTATGTTATACTCTTTTATATAAGTATATTGTTAAATGTCTAATTTTGCATATAACTTGTATTTATATATATCGTTTTCAGTTATTCTTTCACTATTACTAATAAATTCCCAAATAGTTTTATTCCCTAAAGATGATGGATCTTCTCCTATTGGAATGTTGACAAAATAAGCGTTTTTTCCAACTTCTATAATATATTTAGCTATCTTAAATATAGAGTCATACTCTCCACCATCTAAAGCTATATAAAAATTTTGGGAAGACGAACTAACTATCTTCTCCTTTACCCTATCATTCAAAAATTTACCAAACAAAGGAATAACATTTCTTTTTACTGCTATAGCATCGAATATACCTTCCACAATTACTATATCATAATTCCAATCTACAAAAGATTCTAAAAATACTTTATCTTTTGAACACTTAGGATTATTATATCTATTTGTATATATATTCTTAGATATATAATAATTCAATCTGAACTGACTATCGTAGCTTGGTATTACGATTGTACTATTCATACTGTCATCTAAATATCCTATGTTATACTTTACTATATCTTGCTCAGATATATTTCTTAATTCTAAATATTTTAATAATTTATGAATATTATTAGAATTTTGACATTTGCTAAATGGTATAAAATTATTTGGTAAACTAACTATTTCGTTAGATACTTTACTATAATTTACATTACTACTTTCTAATTTAGAAAGTTTAGTTAAATCAATAACAGAAGCATTTACTTTCTTTAGTAACTTAGTTATGGAGTATCCACTTGTCTTACATACCCAACAATTCCACAAACCACTCTGTACATCTATCTCTAATTTCTTTTTTGGATGTCCACAGAATGGGCAATTAAATGCAACATTTGTAGAACTTTTAGGAGAGTGTTGTCCTAAATACTTATTTAGTACTTGTAACTTTGTAACTTGATCTGAGGTGTAACTATTCATATTTTGCCTTTGTAAAATTTTCCCAATATGTTATTGTTCAAATAATTATCATCTTCCAAAACTTCTTTCAGAAACTGATATTTCGTCTCTAAATATGTTAACTCATACTTAGAATAGGCAAATGTAAGTATTTCTCTCTTAAATTCCAAAATTTTACCATCTTTGATTAAATTTTTTATAGTATCGTTAGATCCATAATATTTTAACCAATTGGATTCTTTTACAACTGCTCTTGATTTTTTCTGCCCTTTTAGGGCAGGTAGTTTCTTATTGAAGTACAATACTTTCTTACCTATATATTTCCTACCACTTGGAACATGAGTAATCTCATATACAAATCCAAATATATTTTTAGAAATATCAATAGGCATTTTAGAAATATCATCTATTTCAATATTTTTGTAAATCCACATATATTTAGATTATAACTAATTATTTTTTATACTTTGAAATTGTCGTAAAACTCTATAGATTTATCTCTACCCTCTACAGCATCTTGTAGTTTCATTCTAAATACTTTTACTATTTTAGAAATAATAGTATCATCCAAACTATCATAATAGTTAGATGCATTTTTTAAAGTATTTTCTAAACTATCTGATATGTCATCAATGAGTTCGTAATATATATTATAATAATTTAAATTATTACCACCCATATGCAATTTTATATTATCAGGTTGGATTGATAAATCTATACTAAATATTTTGTCACCTGACTCTCTTACTGAATTAGGTCTTTTTATTATATATCCAAAACTATCTTTTTCTAATTTAATTTCAGGGACAGCTACAAACTTTTTACCGAATCTTACAGAATAAACTCCCCAATGTTTTATTTTAATAGGTTTAATTCGACTTTGTAATATACTTGTGACTCTTTCATAATCTAATTTACGATAATCATATTTGCTTTTCTTATTGATGAAGTCATCAATAATTCCCTCTGCAATAGGTTTTAGTTTTATATCACTCATATAAGTTTTTTTAAAATGTTATACTAATAGTTAAGTTTCCTTCTCCTTTTATCAATCTATGATATGTTAATTTAGGAATAAATACATAGTCTATATCTCTTGGTAATTCATTGTCTATTTGTATTTTCCATGAATTATTATTATTAGTAATTTTAAGTAATCTATCTTCTAAATCTCTATGCCATACTAATTTATCTTCATCAATATCTTCTGAGAACTCTCTCAGTTTATAATTATCCGTATTTTTGTACTCTGAGTATAAATTATTCATTTTTTTTAAACTAATTTTGAATCACCAATACCCTGAATAGTTTCTGCTTCCTCCCAAAGATTTCCAATACTTAGTTATCCTACAAGCCCAATATCCTGAAGATGTTCTATCTGTCTTATCGCTACAGTTATGTCTATCAGCAAATGCTTTCCTACGTTTAGGATCTTCCAACTTAACTGCTAATGCTCCTCCCCCATCCTTTGCACCAAAGGATACTTTCTTAATATTATCTGATTTAGGATCCCTAACATATACATAAAACTTCTTACTTCCTCCTCTTTTAGGTTTTCCTAAATCTACATCTTTTCCTTTATATTCTGATTCTGCTATAGGCATATCCAATGGAACTTTATTTCCCTCATATATACCATATTTTCCTATGTCTGTAGTTTCTAATAGGTTTATGTCATCTTCGCAAAATTTTACATTTCCTTCGTAGTGTAATTTACGACATTCTTCAAATAATTCTAAAAATTTATCAGATGAATACCTATATATATTTTCCATTATAGGTATTTTATTGTCAATATGATATTGCAAACCATCCGATACTTCTATAAGTTTTTTTAGTTTTATCATAATTAATTTTTAATATATTCAATTTTCATCAATATCAATTATTCTATTATATTAATTCCATTTTTTTAATTTAAGATAGTATTCTTTTAAATCATTAGGTGTATCTTCATATTGTTGGTCAGATAATTCGTGTTCAAATTCAACTATTTTTTCTATATAAAGTTTTTTTAGTTTATTAGATGTATTTTTATAGTTTTTATTAGATAGTTTTATTCCTAATGCAACTATTTTTTCTATATAAACTTGTTTTAAGTTATCAGATGCCTCTTCATAAAATTGATCAGGTAGCTTATATCCTTTTTCAATCAGTTGTTTTATATGAAGTTGTTTGAGATTATCAGATGCATCTTCATATTGTTGGTATGTTATGGAGTTTCCTTTTTCAATTAATTTTCTTATATAAAGTTGTTTTAAATCATTAGGTGCATTATTATATTGTTGATCCGATATTGGATATCCATCTTCAATTAATTTTCTTATATAAAGTTGTTTTAAATCATTAGGTGAATTTTCATATTGTTCATTTGATAATTCATATCCTTTCTCAAGTATTTTCTCTATATAAAGTTGTTTTAAATCATTAGGTGCATCTTTATATGGTTCATTTGATAATTCATATCCTATTTCAATTCTTTTTTTTATAAAGAATTGTTTTATATTGTTAGGTGTATCATTATATTGTTGGTCAGATATCGCATAGTATTCTCCAACTCTTTCTTCTATATAAAGTTTTTTTAGATTGATAGGTGCATCTTTGTATTGTTGATCCGATAGTCTATATCCGTTTTCAATCGCTTGTTTTATGTAAAGTTGTTTTAAATCATTAGGTGAATCTTCATATTGTTGGTTGGATATTATAGATCCTTTTTCAATTGATTTTTTTATATAAAGTTGTTTTAAATCATTTGGTGTATCCTTATATTGTTGATTGGATAAATCATAATTATTTTTTTCATCAAAAAATATATTTTCTATATAAAGTTCTTTTGTTATATCTGATGCGTTTTTATATTGTTCATCAGATAACTCCAATCCTTTTCGAACTTTATTTTCTACATAAAATTGTTTCAAGTTGTCAGGTGAATGTTCATATTGTTGTTCGGATAAATTGAATCCTCTCCCAATTAATTTCTCTATATAAAGTTTTTTTAAATTGTCAGATGCATCTTTATATTGTTGGTCTGTTAAGTCATATGCTGATTTAACTCTTTTTTCTATATATTCTTTTTTTTGACTCTGAGATGCAAAACTATATTCATAATTTTCTAATCTTATATATTTTTCTGTTAATGTCTTATCAATATACTGTCTTTTATTCTTTAAAGGAAGTGCTATGAATTCTTCTTTAGATAATATTCTATCATCTTTTAATTTTGTAAATGCTCTTTTTTGTATAGTTTCTTTGTCTTCTACAGAATCTCTTTCACTATCATTATATAAACATCCTAATCTTTTATAGGTTCCAAACAACTTTTGTGTTTTTTCCATATAGTCATCTATTTCATCCATAAATTTGTCAGGATTTGGTATAGAACCATAAGTTCTAAGTTCAGCATATAATATTACGTCTTCTTTATTTTCTGTGTTTAAATATGGTTTTATTAAAACTCTTCCTAATGGTTTTTTTAAATTAGTGTCACCAATTGTAGTAAGATAGCATACTATTGAACCTTCTTTTATATCTAACTTTACATAGTTTTTATTGCCACCATCTATAACATTCATACAGCTTCTCCATTCTCTACCTGTAGACATTCCTATGATATCATACTTAGCACTTGAAAATACTATCATTAAGTCCTCATCTTTATTTGTAGCACCTTTACCTTTGATAGCTGCATATCTATCTAAAAGTTCTTTTGCGTCAGGTTCTTTTTTTGATATTTTGTTGAGTGCTTTACCTATTGCTATCTCTTTGTTACTTTTAGTATCTAATGCTAATCCATCTTTGTAGTTTTTTATAGAGAAATCGTAAGGTTCTAATATAGATTGTATTTCAAATTCAGTAGAGTCTTCTGCATATGGAAATGCTATTCTCCAACCACGTTTATCAAGTTGACTTGCATTCGGTAATGATTTCAACTTTCCAAATATTGATTTAACTCTTGATTCTGCTTCAGGACTTCTTTCTATTTTAAGATATTCTTTAGACACTGAATATGAAACTGCTTCTTTTAATACTATATAATTATATCCTTCAGATAATATTTGAACTAATTTTGATAAATAATATGTGTTTACTATATTCATAATTAATTTTTAATACCTTCAATCTTCATCAATATCAATTATTCTATTGTAGTAATTTTTTTTTGTTTTATTGTTTAGTTTATCAGCACTATTATGTATTTTCTTATATGATTTATTTTTTATTTTTATAAAATTAGTAAAATCATAATCTTCTTCAAATATATTTAATATATTAGTACTGTTACTATTTATATATTTTTCTACTTTTAATTTATTTTTCATATTTTTTCAATATCAATAATCCATTTTAATTATAACATTTATATCAACATCATCTCTCATTTTGAGAGGTCTTCCAAATTTAGCTACAGCAACTAATTGAAAGTTTTTATTATACAATCCTATTGTTGTTGCATAAGGAGCTAATGATCCCGTAAAATCATTAAGATATAAATTTGACTTAGGACTCTGAATAGATGTTGGATTCATAGTTTTGTTAAACGAACCTGCTCGTATCTTAACTAATGTTTCATATTCATAAATTACATATTTATTCTTATAAGATAAATTCCACTGCTGATTTTTTAATATATTATGATATTTTTTTATAGGTGATGTTATAATAACTTCCCCTCTTCTATAGAATACATTTCCAACATTTATAGTTTGATATGCTAATGCGTTTGAAGAGTTTGCCAAAGATGTAGATATCTCTGTATTTGTCATAGCTTTACTATAGAATCTTAATTCATCTATAGATCCTAAATATTGTTTTGTTCCCTTCTTATCGTCAGCTCCCAAAATTATTGTATGGGCATTTGTAGGCTCATTATTTACATCAAAAGCCGATGTTTGTAATGCACCATCAATGTATAATTTAAATAAATTATTACTTTTGGTTACACATACATGGTGATAATTTCCATCATTTATAGATGACGTACTTTCCATAGACATAGTTTTTACACCATCAGATCTTTTAAAAAGTATTTTACCAACGTCAGAACCTGCTGTTTGGTTGTATATCGATACGTCATATGGATAATATTCAACAGGAGTATATGAAATACTTGAGCTTATGTAGTTTCTTTTCAAGTATCCACTGTCAGTAATTACATCAAATTCGCCTGATTGTATAATATTACTATAACTTTTTTTAGTTATTATAGAATTAGTAGTAAATGTAGTGTTACTTTGGCTTATCGGAGCCTGTAACCAAAAACTCAATGTAAAATCTTCTGATAATTCATAAGATAACTGCTCATAATGTGGTATTTCTGCGTAACTTGTTCCTATGAAATCAAGTTTAGCACCACTACCCGTATTATTTATTTTTATACCATCACTTAAACCTACATTATAAGTTTTGAAATGCAATGATTCTCCAATAGTATTCGATTCAAATGAGAAATCTTTTGAAATACCTGTTCCAAAACCTTTTTTAGTATGATGATATAAGTTCTGAAATCCAAAGTAGGCATCTAAATAGTTAGAATCTACAAGACTCGATGAATTTATACTATAATCATAAATATTATTGTTAGAATCATCTCTTAAATCTAAATTATTACTTGTTATTCTTACAGAACCTTTCCTAAAACCATCTCCCATATCAAGATATGGAGCAGATATAATACTTGACGTTGTAAATAATCTTTTTTCAGTATATCTTTTAGAATTACCTTCCCAAGATTCATAAGAATCATATGCATTTCTATAATACATATGATTTATAACTCTCCAATTAAGATAATTATAAGAACCATCTGAACTTGTTGGTGCATTTACTGCATAATACTTAGATGAACTTATAGGTAACGAATCTTTAAAATAATTAGCTATTTTATATGAATATCCTAAAGATTTTGCTTTATTGGAATCTATTGAATATGATTTATTAGCTTCATATGGAAGTATCGTATAATCAGATTTCCTTATTTTTTCAAATACTGAAAGTTCATACATATCTTAAAACTTTAGTTTTACAGTGAACATTACCTCCTCAGTAAAATTATTCAATTCAGGATTGCTTAACTTACCAACAGCTATTAAATTTCTATTTTCATCATATAATCCAATAGTAGTTATGTATGTAGTAGGTCTACTTATAAAATTAGTATTTATAACAGCAGTATTATCTAAAATTTGGGAAGATGCTATCTGATTACTACCAACTCCATACTTTAATATATCAATACCATCTGTATTGTATATACTTGGATTATTTGAATAGTTAAATTCTTTGTTCTTTACATGTATATAGTAGTAAAAAGATAACTCCTCTTTAGTAGATCTTGCCTTCATACCTAATTTATCCCCACTTATATCTGTGTATAAAGCAGCACCTGAAATAGCTGTAAATAGTTTTAATTGATTCTTACCATCTATTTCACGAGTAGTTACAGTACCTAATGATGCAGATACATCAAGTTTATTAGCATCGAGTAATACTAATCCTAAACTTGGATACAGTTTGCCAAAATAATGAGGATTATTGCTATTGTAGACTCCATCTTCTATAGAACCTGATACTATATTATATTCTAATGGAGCTGATGGTGTTGCTCTACTCGGATTATTGTTTATTTTATAATCTGATATTAAACGTAAAACTTTGCCTCTACCCCCCAATCTAACATTAGATCCCGTATGATATCTCATATTAGAACTACTTATAAATTCAGATCCTGATAAATGTGCTATGTTTAATTCTAAAGCATTATAATCAGCTCTTGTATCTCTTCTGTCTTTCTGATAAGAAATAGCATAGAAATGCTTTGTAGGAGTACCTGATAGATTTATGGTATTGGAAGTATTTCCTACGATTATACTTCGGTACTGTCCAAATATGGCTCTTGTAGGGGTATCGTTGTACTGACCTCCCTCATCATTTGATCCTGAACCTTCAGAGTGACCATAAGCTAAACTAAATTGTATAGAAGATGTAGGATGGGCTATTCGTTCATGGTATACATGCGTATAGAAATTATCTAAAGAGTCTGATATACTTGATTTATAATATGATACCATATTAGCTATACCATTTGAAAACATTCCTCTTGTTATAACAGAGTTATATTTCATTTGATCTATAGAATCTATTTTTTTTAACCAATAATTTGTTGGTAATGCTACTCCTGTGTAAGTCTCACTTATTTTTAGAGTGTCGCAAAGTCCTATGGTTATAGTTCTTTGTTTAGGAGTGATAAATATCATCCCCGCAACTTTTATAGGTTCGAAGTATAGGGTGTACTCTCCCGACTCTAATTGATAATCATTCACCGAACCTTCCCCAATCTGACCTATATTACTTATATAAATCTTTGGATTGAAGTTAACACCTGCTATATTAGGTGATATATTTGTAACTACCGATAAACCACCTGTTATCTTTGCAAAAGAAGGCGTAAATAAACTCTCTATCCTCGTAGTTGCAGATGATGCTACAAATGTAAAATTATTAGGACTACCATCACTAAATGTGAAATATGGATGAGATGGTTTTCTAAACTCTACAGTATATCTACTACCTATTTGTAAAGAAACACTTGCTGTACCTCTACCTATGGATTGTCCGTTCAAGAGGATTTCCCCCGGCACGAACAATCCCGGTTTATAATCATTACTTGAACAACGGGATCTGTAAGCAGACTGTAAATCAGGAGATATTAATCCACTAAATGTTGTGTATACATTCTCAGAAACAGGAGGAGGATCTATAATAATCTCACCATCACAATCCTTTGTATACGATACAGTTAAATCCTGAGTATCAGCAACAGAATTTAATGTAAATGTTAACGGACTCGGAGTATTATAATCAGCAATACTTGGAAAATTAATAGTATATACTCCTGCTTTTGTAAATATTTCATCAATATTCTTATTATAAGAATTTGGAAATAGTACAGTATTATTTTTACCTAAATTTACAAATCCTAAAGGTATTGTTTTTATTTGAGATGAATTAGGCGTAATTACACTCAAACTGTTAGGTAGTAGATTAGAACTTAATGATTCCTCAATATTACAATTAACAAATTTTAGATTTACACTTATGAGACCTGCTACAGGTCTTCTATCATCTTGACAATTAGTTCTTCCCGCAACTGTTTGTAAATTATTTACAAAATTTCTACCTTCTGTAGAGGTTAATCTAACAGTATTTCCATTATATGTGTAGAATATTCCTGTATCAACTTCTGAAAAATCAACATATAATTGATTTGTTTGCGGAACTTGTGTTGTTATTATATCTCCACTACCATTACAAGATGAAAGTACATAGTATGTACTCGTTGGTAGCGGTGTTGGTGTAGGTGTTACACTTGGTATACGAGTACTTGTTGGTGTAATTCGTATAGTAGACGTAGGTGATATAGTAACAATAGTAGGTACAGGTGTAGGTGTAGGAAGTGTGAATGTAGGAATAAAACAAGTTAACGGAGGTGCTTCTTGATTTACTGCATATCTAAAAGGTATATTATTATTTACGTAAAAACTTACTGCATTTGAAACTTCCCTTTCTAAACTATTAGGTTCTGTGCTATTATATGTAATAGGAACACTTACTGTTCTTAAATTAATTAAATTTTCACAATAGTTAATATTAACAACTGCGGTTGATAGGGGGATTGTGCCCGTACCACCCACACTACCATCTGTAGATTGACTATCTTCATCGTTATTAGAAGAACCTCCTAATAAATATGCATTCAAATCTGCCCTAAATTGAATCCTATCGCCTTCATTAGGAAATAATTGTTGCAAATATCTTTCTCGAAGTGATTCGGGAAGTGCTAAATAATTTTCAAATAATATAGGATTCATTTAGTATTTTTTAATAATCTAACTTAACTTCAATTAGTGTTTCTTTTCTAAAAGATTTCTGTATAGGCTTACTTGATTTTGCTACAGCCAATAGATTTTTATTGTCATCATATAAACCTATAGTAGTAATATATACTTTAGGATCATTAATGAAATCTGATACGGCTAAATCTCCATCTGAACCTGTTACGAATGTAGGATTATTTGAGAAATTAAATTGAGATGCTCTTGCTCTAACAAAGTAATGAGTAGATTTAACATATTCTTTGCTTCTTGCCGACAATCCTAAAACATCACCACTTAAATCAGTAAGTCTTGCTGCCGATCCTGACAATGATTTATACAATTTGTAAGCATTATCTCCTGCAATATCAGAACCTGTAACAGTACCGAATGATGCAGATAAGTCTAACTTTACTCCATCTAAAACAACTACACCTAATCTTGGAAATAATTTACCATAATATTTAGGTGATGCTGAATTGAAAACTCCATTTTCAATAGAACCTGATACAATATTATATACCTCTCCTGCTGATGTCATTGTTGCAGATGATATTTTACTATCATCTATCAATCTTAAAGCTCTTGGAGCTCCTAAAGTTACGTTAGAACCTGTGTGAGTTCTATTATGCCCCGGGCCGTTTATGAACTGAGATCCTGATAAATGATGTAGATTTATTTCAATATTACCTTCATCAATGCCATCTTTAAGTCTTGACCTATTAAAATTCAAAACATATATAAAGTTAGAATTAACTCCACTATTTGTAAATGATTTAATTCCCGCATCTAAACATAATTGTCTATACTGAGAATATATAGCTCTTGATGGAGTATCATCCACTTGACCACCCTCACTTTCAGATCCTGAACCAAATCGATGTCCAAATGCAATAGAGAATTGAGCTTCCGCAGTTGGTGCGTTTGATGCACTATTAAACAATTCGTAGTAATACGTTTTTTGAGCTGCTGTTTGAGCAGAGGATGTGAAGAATGTAGTTAAATTACCTACATTATTCGAGAACATTGCTCTTGTAACAGTTTCCTGTTGATTTGGAACAACATCATCAGCTTGAAATCTAACGAACATATTTTATATTTTTAAATTGTGATGTTTGCAGCAGAAGAATTAGTTTGAGTTAATCTATTAATTGTTAATTCAATAGTTACTCTGCCTCCTGTCTCATTTCCAATTATGGTTAAAGTTGCTTTTTTAGATCTAATTGTAGAGAACTTACCTGAAAGAGTAAATGACGTTCCACTTACCGATACTGTTTGTGATGATTCTAAATCACTAATAGCAAGTGGTGTACTACTCGCAGTATCTTGACCCGCTGACTGTGCAGGTGATGGTGTCACACTAACAAAAGTTGCTGCATCACTATCACTAAGTACAGCAGTGTACCCTAATGCAATGTTTCCACTTGGAAAATTCACAGTATTTGGAGTAATCGTTATTCTATCTGTTGGTGATTTAAATGTATATGAATTTTGTGCAACTGATACTACAGGTATTCTTATAGTATTCTTAGGAAGTGTTACTAATGGGTATTTCATAACCTGAGTTTCATCAGTTACAGCTTCAGTAATTGGTAGATTTTCGATGGTTCTACCATAGTAAGCACTGCCTAAAGGGTGGTCACTATTCCATAAACTATAATCTATCTCATCATCAGCTAATGCAAAATAAGCTACTCTAAATTCATTTTGTCCTCTTGCCAACAATTCTCTACCCTTCTTAGTAAGAACTGCATCGATAACAATTGAGGAATTGTTTAAATATCCCATATTTAAGTTTTTTTATTATAAATATACATTATACTTTAAATTATTGAACAATATGTACATTTTTTAAAATTTTATTGAACTATAATTTCGTTTTCATTTACAATTTTAACAGATACCACAGGGCCTCCATATACTGTTTCTGTCGAATCAATATTAATACCTGCCCCTGAAATCTTTGATCCTCTAAATCTAACTCTCATAATACTACTATCCTCTACATATTGATAATTAGAATATTCAATAGATGATGAGTAGTATGCTTTATATTCTTTATTTATTTTATAATTTAACTCTCTGCTGTAGTCACTTAATTTTCCTGATATGCCTGACAGATATACAGGAGACTTCAACATATTTGGAGAAGTTTGACCTAATATAAAATTGCCCGAACTTGAGAAATGATATTTAACTTTCTTATAAAAGTTATTAATAGATGAACCACTTATGTGCTGATTTATAATTCCTCCACCATCAGGATTTCTATATATAGTATTATCCTTATTATATATTGAATATTTATATTTATTCAAAAATTCTCTGAATAATAATCCTGTTAGATTTCTTTCTGAACTAATGTTAGGTTGCACTGTTTTGAAATAAAATTTAAAATTAGAACTACTCAGCTGTGATTCGTTGAATTCTACAATATTTAGTGAATTATCTCTAACATAGAATGAACCTACAGCATATTCATTTTTATTTAATACATTATTTTTATATAAATTTCTTTCAGTTACATCTGCCTCAATAGTAAATGGCTTATATACATAATCACTCGATGATTTTTGTTTCAAAACTCCATTGCTATCTTTATATGTATAATTTATATATTGTAATATAACATCTGCATTTGATAAAGGTTGTATATTTTTAAAATAAGAATTAGTTACCTTTATGGAAGAGTTTGGAGTATTAGCACTATTATATCTATCTAAAACTATATTAGTTTCATTATTTGACTTTATAAAATTATTATAATAATCTTTTAAACTAACTTCAGTATTCATTGATGAAACTCTACCTACTGAATCAGTTATCAAATTACTATTTGATACATTATTATCTATAGATACTAAATTCATACTTTGAATAACTTTATATTTATTCATTTCTACTTCAACATCTACAACTACATTACATTCTGATTTTAGCTTATCTCTTTCAAGTTCTATTTTAGGTGAATACTTTATATTAGTTTTCTCTTTGGATCTTTCAATTTCTATCTCTAAAGAATAATCAAGAACTCCTATATTATTAGGTACTAAATTAGATTCTATATCCATTACAGCACCCTTTAATAAAGTTTCTTGCTTTGGGTAACTGACTATTGGAAACTTTCTCTCTATTTTAGATCTCTCTAATAATGATGGTTCTATTAATACACCCGTTATTAGATTTGCTCTTGCAGGTACTAATTGTTTTACTTGCTCAAATACTGAATAGTCGTATAAACTAAATATTTCTATGAATTTTCCTATGTCGTTGCTTCTCGCAAACTTTTTAAAGTACTCGTTTCGAGCATAATCTAATGATTTATAACTGTTAGACGTAGAATCTTTAGGATCTCCTACAAAATTTTCAAAGTTATAGGCTCCAAATTGATTGGATATATCCTTATTTAATTGGTCTGTAGGTGAAAATACTATAGATAATCTATTACTATCTCTCTGTTCCTTATCATATCTACTAACAGTAGCCCTTCTATCAGGAGCTAAATTATTATCTAATTTCGTAGATTCGAATCTAATCTTATTTGATTTAGGATTATTCGCACCTAATGAAGGAAACTGCCTGTAATGTGTTTCTACTTTTGATGTATACTGACTTTCTTGAGTTCCTGTAAAGTTTTTGAATGTTGCAGGATTGTCACCATAAAACTTCTGATTTGGATGACTTGAACTAACATAGTAGTATACCGAATGATTATCTCTAATATTATCTATTCCTATAGGATAGTATCTAAATAATTCATCATATGATGACGTATACGAATTAGCATTATAACTTGATGGATTTAGAACGTGAGCATCAAAAACTCTTTTGCTATACCATCCCATATATTCTCTATAGGATTGTAAAGATCCACTAAATCTAACAGAATTACTGCCTGTAGTTCCTCCTAAAACAGCTTTATGACCACTTGGAAGTATATTAGAGGTTGCTCCTAAAGAATATAATAAAGAGTTTGGATTTGCTGATATGCTGAAACTTGAGGATATAGATATCCTATTGTCTACAAAATCACTTGATTTAGCACAATCTATATTTATAGTTCCGTTGAATGGAGAACCATTGTATACAGGATGGTTACTATACATTCTGACAGTCCAAATATCATTATCGAATAATGGCATTAAACTACTTGTAGATCTTATAGCTTTTAAATTGCCTAAAGATCCTGTCTTTACAGTGTACTTTAAATATCCATAAGTTCTTTTACCGTATAGTGACGAAGTATAATGTACTAATTCTAAATTTTGTAGAACATTATTTCTATTTGAACTTTCTTCAACAGCCCATAAACTCATGCTTACACTTCCTGTGTAATCTGTTCTAAATCTAAACTCTGTTGTTTGTGGAACTTTTGATATGTTATCTAATGAAGACGTATATAATCTTCTTGGAATTTCAATATACTGATTTCGTTTAAAATTCAATAAATATTGAAACTTATCTTCGGATAGTAATGGAGGATTGTCTTCATCTATTTGAGGGCCGCCATATTCCTTTACACTAATTAAAGTAAAAGGTATTCCATATATAGAAAACAGAGCTCTTACGGATTTTGTAGATCCTTTAGTTTTAAGTAAATATGGTAGATTATTTACAATTCTTCTCCATATTTGGTGGGTTAAATTCTCATATGATTTACTCAGCAACTCACCTGATGCTTCAGAATAACTTCCTGTTGAATCAGTTCCTAATTTATATAACCATAGATCACTTAAATTTCTCGTATTCTGAATTTTCCATCCTAAAGATTTTGCATAATATGGTAAAAGTTCATTAGGTATACCTCTCTCAGGATGTTCATCTCTTTGATGTATACTTGTTAACTTTTTTATAAATCCATAAGTATTATCAAAATGTTGCCCAACCATGTGTAGAAATAGAACATATTGACTATTTCTCTCATCTCTTAGTATGTGGTCAGGTGTGTTATAATATAGGCTTGTATAATTAGTCCTATCGTATTCAGTAGCAACATTTAAATGACTACTATACCAATTTAAATACTGAGAACTTGTTGTTGGGTAGTTTACATATCTATTATTTGCAATATATTTTGGACTCGGAACAACACTTCCCGAAATATCATAACTAAATAAACTTCCTGTTTTTGTATAAAGAAATGACTCAAATCTATCAAAACTATCTACTATTTTCTTTATTCTCTCAGTATAATTACTTGCTGATTTTACTGAATATAGTGAACCTGATACAGTATTATCAGCTTGTATGTACTGACTATTTAAATACTCTATTAGTTTTAACTTATAATCATAATTTTTTATGCGTTCTGCTGCTGATCCGTAGTATATAAAATTATTAAAATCAGTATAATCTATATTTAATTCTACATCTTGAGAGCCTGAGAATATCCTCCTTATTATAGAATTAGAAGTATCAGCATCTGTATCTAATAATGAATTCCAATTCTTTATATCAGTCTCATTACTTACATCAGTTTCAGAACATGTAGTATAACTTGCATTACTAAGTATTTTTACTGAATTTGGATACTTTGATAGTGCTGAATCTGTATCTAAATTGGATGATCTTACATTAAATATATCTACATAATCTTCTAATACTTTATAAGCTATGTGACATATGTCATTCTCAACTATACTACTTAAAAGTGGAGAATATAATTTTATATATAATACTATTCTATCCCTACAATCAACTTTTATATTTACAATTGGAACTATTTTATTTTCATTAAAATTTAAAACTAAGTTAGTTAGTAAGTTTTTTACTTTTAAGCTTCCCGCAAAATTTTTAAATAACTCTACTTCAGATACTATATTAAAGTTTTTTGATATATAAGAATCTTTTACTGTTAACTTTAATTCTGTTCTGTCAGGACTTATTTCTTCTAAATAAAATGGATTATCATCATAATTTCCCAATAAATTTACAAGAAATGACATACTAAGTTTAAAATTTCCATATAGTAGATTACTACTATCAAACACCTTGGCTATGTCAAATGTAAAATCAGAATATTTTATAGAATGTTTATATTCTGTATTATAATTAGATGATATATAATCTCCATTTGAATTATATATGTGAGCTTCTACGCTTATTGTATACTTAGAATTTGCTTTAGGAGTAAATTCAGATAATACAGCAATATCTTGATTTAAAGTATTTATATCATTTTTAGAAAGAACAAACCCTTCCAATCTATTCTTCGTATTTAATATTTCAGTATTGTTAGTATATCTTTCTAATGACATGTTAGTATTGTATATTATCTAAAATTATCTATCCTTAACTCATTTGGCGGTAGTACATCCGAAGTATTTCCATTATCACCTGACGTTGTTCCTATGCCTACTCCTATTGTAGGAAATATTTCAGGATTTTGAGGTGTGTTGGGATCATATAAACCTCCACAAGAACAATTTTCTGATAATTGTACCGATGTTATATTTGAAGAATATGGTTTTTGAATATTAAAACATATTGAATTATTTACTTCTCTTCCTATAGAATTTGTTATTTTATTGCCATAACAATCTTCATAGAAAAATCCTGAATCATCTGTAATATATCCATCATAACACTCACAATTTACAATACCTACGGGAGATGTCGGTATTGGTGTAGGTGTAGGAGTTGGAGTAGGTCTTGGTGTAATAGGAGGTCTTGAAGTTGTTACCATAGGATTACATTCCATACATGTGCTATAACTCGCTATTACTCTTAAAGTAGGTGGTTGTGATGAAGTACCCGATGATACTGTGTAGCATTTACCATTTGACGTTTTTATAACTTCTCCACCATTGTAAGTACCTGTATATACGATTCTCTCATTTGATGTAATATTGGTTCCACATAAAAATAAATTATATGATAACTTAGATTCTGTTATAGTAGTAGGAGTAGGTTGCGGAGGTGGAGTTGTAGGATTTGCTATATCTGAATTAGAGCAGTATTGCTTTCCACTAACAATTTGGATACTTCCATTATAGGATGTAGGTTGTTGAAGTAGAGGTGGAGCACCTGTGTATGTATATATAATTCCCGTTAACGGATTTATGTATCTTTGACCAACTCCCATTGTAGGATCGATAGTTGTATATGCATATTCAGTATTACTACATCCTGACAGCTCATAATATTTTATTAAGTTTACAGGTAAAGTTGGAGTCGGGGTAATAGGAGTCGGAGTAGTTGAAGTACCTGTACTACTACAAGAACAATTATTAGATATTTGGAATGCAACTATATTTGACGAATATGGTTTTTTAACATTGAAACATATAGGATCATTTCCTCCCACATTTCCCAAAGTATTTGTTACTACATTTCCTAAACAATCTTCGTAGAAGAAACCTGATGCATTTACAATATATCCATCATAACATTCACAATTTACTACATCGGGTGTTAATGTTGGTCTTGCCGTAATTACAAATGTTGGTGTTGGTGTTGGTGTTAGACGAGGTATTCGAGTTGTTGTTGGTGTAATTTGTATTGTAGATGTAGGTGATATAGTTAAAATAGTAGGCGTAGGTGTAGGTGCAGGTGTTGGACAATTTGGACATACCCCATCGTTACCATCATTACCATCATTACCATCTTTACCATCTTTACCATCTTTACCATCCTTACCTGAAGATCCTGCTGCTCCCGCTGCTCCTGCTGATCCTGCTGATCCTGCTGCTCCTGCTGCTCCTTGAATAACATCGGGTAATTTTGGTATTTGAATTCTATCTAAAGCACTTAAATCAATTTCTAAATCAGGAGTCTTACATCCTGAATCTATTTCAAATCTCGGAATCCATTCAGATGTTCTATCTAAACATGATTCTAATACTTCAAAATAAGTAAATTCTGATTGTTCTATAACAAATACACTTTGTATGACTTTTCCCCTTTCTATAAGCATAACTTGTAAAGTCTGCTTATTAGGTATAGGACATATACAATTTCCATTTGTAACAAAATAAATCTGTTGATCACAAGGAGAACTGACTGAAACTCCGTTAGCTACTCTGAAGAATGTTCCTATAGGATATACTATTTCAGGATTTCCAAAATCAGTATCTACGAAATATGAAAAATCACAATCAATATTAGAACATAATTCATTATCTAATATAATTCTCTTTTCAGGCAATATTCTATAAAAGTTTGGAATTAATTCTAATGAACTATCTTGCAACTTTTTGTAATTTAAATTTATTACATTAGTTCCTAAATTATTTTTATCTATGAATACTTTATCCATGTAATACAAATCCTCATCAGAGTAGGTATCCCCAATATTATCATACTCTAATATAATATTAGACGCATTCTTTTGATTTGTATTGTTTAATTTATTCCTATATTGTAAATCATTACTATAAAATGTTTCTTTTTTATATGCTATATTTTTAATATATATGTACTTTAAATCAAAATCTAAAGAAGGCATAAGAGGCATTGGTCTATAAGATGTATCTATAGGTAGCATTGATGAATCATTGTTAGAAGCATTTACTCCACAATTAATACAATTATCCAATATTTCCAAATTATCCTTATCCATGTTATCTAATCACTTTGAAATAAAATCCATCATCTATTATATGTTCGGTGAATCCACCATCTTTCTGCACTTTAAAAACTATTTTATAAAATCTTTCAGGTAAAAAACTGTTCATATTTATATTAAAATAATTACCTTCAGAATCTATACTTAATCGAGTTGATCCCGTATCAAATGGTACAATATAATCTTCTGTAACAGAATCTTGAATTGCATAATATGAAGATGTTGGTAGCCTCTTAAAATTTAAATAATTATTAGTCGTAGTATAATCTAAAGTTGGATATCTATCTCTACTTTTTACTCTGAATTTATACTTTGAATTTGTTTTATAGTTTTTATTAATATTGCTTACAAATAATTGAAAATCGTCAGATACTTCAGGTAAACTTCCACTCATTGATATATTACTGTCATCCCAAACTATTTCTAATTTTGGAATATATATCGTATGTGTATCTGTACTAAAAAATCTTATAGTTCCTTTAAAATCTGTAGAAAACTCATCTTGAGATGTTCTCTTTACAATAAAACCATTATTGGGTATACTGCCACTTAACCATCTATGAATTATATTAGAAACATTTATTCTTATATCAGGATTTTTAACATAGTTAAAATTTTGTGTAGCATAATATTGAGAACTTGTATACCAAGTACCACCACCTGAATTAGTTGAAAATGATCCTGTCGTTCTTGTAGAGAACATATTATTTATCCATTGTAAACCATTTCCATCGTAGTAACCATTTCTGTAAGTCCAACTTGCTCCTGTAGTAATTTCAGGATAATCATTATAATGACCTACACCATTGTCCCAAGATTGTGATACGGCAAAAACATCAATATTATAATCTAACGGCAAATCTGAAGCATCTGTTGCTCTTAAAGATAGAAAGTATTTTGATGTTCTTGATACTGTCTTAGATGATATTAAATTGCTTAAATGATCTATATCAAACTTTATTAGTATTCTTGAATTATAAGTGCCATCGTAGTAAAAACCATTTTCATCAGGAACACTTTCTACATACTTTAGTAGTTCTAATACTTGGTCAATACCCGCATTTCTACGAGGATTTTTCTCATATAAAGTAGTGTCTCTTGTTGCGTATATAGCGTGATACATAGTTAATAGTTTATTACTCTTCCTCTAATATCTTTATTTGGGTATTTAATCTCAAAAATTGATTGATCTATAGAAGTATATATAATACTCCTTTTAGTTGCCGATTCTATATCATATACATTACCTGAATATCCTAAACTTGTATCATATAAATTAAATATACTCATATTTGTAGCAGATATTACTCCCTCAACTTGCAAAATTTCTTTCAATACTGTATTTTTGAAAATAGGTTTTCCGATACCCATCTTTTCTATATCAAAATAATTTTTTAAAGCTTGTATGCATCGTAATAAAACTTCATTACTATTATAAACTTCGTCAACAACTATTTCAAAATCTATTCCTATATTAATTATAAAAGCATCTCGTATACTAACAGAGTCAGTCATCATTCTATACTCTTTCATATAGTTTAGTAGGTTGAATTTAACTGCATCATTTAATGGTGTTAAATTCTTATTCTCATCATAACCTAAGCAATATAAATTAATTCCAAAATAATTTACATTTTGAAAATCAGTTGAACTATCTAAATATTGATCATCTAATTCTACGCATACTTTTGCTATAGCTCCATATTTAACAGGCATACTATAAGCTCTTACAATATAATCATCTTTAGTTACAGCTCTATTTTGAGCTGCAAAGTTAGCTAAAGCCTCTCTTCTAACATCTTCCACATTTCTTCTCGATAATCCTCCTCTTGCAGGTTTGGGATTATTAACGGCTACGCTATTCACTATAGTGTTAAATAATGCTGAATTTAAATTTGATTGTGGAGTAGTTATGTTTGAAGTTACTATATTTGATATACTATTTGCCCCAACATTATCTTCAACTCCTCCCCCAATAGTATATCGTACTGTTAATGTTGTATTTGATGGTGCTTTTCCATAAGTTTTAGTATATAAAAAATTCTTTGGATCAATACTTAAATCAACAACTCTTTCAAAGTAGTCTAAACCAAATCCAACATTAAAAGGATTAGGTACGATTTCTTCATCATACTCTGAACTTACTCCTGAGCCAAACTGTATTTCATATCTATTATCCTCTCTCAGCCTTGTTACAAATCTAAGTTCTGATTGTTTAAACTGCATTAAATTTGGTGCTGTAGATCTAAATTTAGATAGATGTGGATCATTGTATGGCAAATTTGGAACAGATATAGGTATTAAATCTTGAGCTAAGTAAGGTGTTTCATACCATCTATTATTATCAGAATCGTATATATCTACTACTTCTAAAACATCATCCTGTGGTAGTACTATTTTATCATATGGTTTAGGAGAATCGAATACATAGCTTTGTGATACAATTTCTCCTGAAACGGCTCTAACATTTTTTCTTAATAAGAAATAATCTACTTCTCCTGTATTATCTAAAGAATATACAGTAATTTCTGTCGGATCAAATGAAGAACTATATGAAAAATCTACGCTATCTACAGTTCTAAAATTTTTGTTAGAATCCGAACTAACAATCATGTTTGAATCAATTTGCAAACAATATCTAAAGTCAGGAACTACAGATGAACCATTATTTATAGATGGCACTAATTGAAATATATCTAAATCTACAGATGCAGGAGTTCTAAATTTTGGTGTGTATCCTAAAGAATGGGCAATATTATATAAATTTATATTTTCTTCAACTGTCAGTAATAAAGATTCTCGTAATTGTATGTCAGTGTAGAAGGATAGAATGTCTCCTGTGGCAGCAACTAATTCCATGAACATCATGCCGGGAGATGATTCATTGAAATCATTATAAGTATCAGGAAAATAGTTCTTTGTATAATCTATTAACTGCTGTCGTATCTCCCCAAAATCTTTATTTAGATACTTTATATCCTTTCTAATATTATTATTTAATAATTTTGAACTCATATTACTCTATTTCAAAGTTAACAACACCTGAATCTAAAAATAGTATTATATTTCTATTAGCACCTACATTAGTTACCCTAAATGATATTTTAATTTGAACATTATGTTCTGAATAACTATTTGAGAAAGCAATATCAGTCTCTGCTGTAACTTGAACTGAATCTAATAAAATATAGGGTAACCAAAATTCAATATCATCTATAACAGATAATCTAAGAGAATTTCTGTTTTCTTCACTATTTAATTCGAATAAATAATCAGGTATCTTTGAACCGAAATTAGGTTGCATTAATCTCTCACCCTTCCTTGTTAGT